GTTGCGTAGACTCTAAGCACATCAGTGGCTGCAAGTGTTACCCCAATCGTGGCAACAAAAGTGTCGTTGCCTGCAATGGCTACGTCATAGTAGAGATATTGTTTGTTATCGTCTGCCGCCCCCGCCTGTGCTACTGAGATACGAAAAGAAGTCCCCGTTGCGCTTCGGTTGGCCACCACAATAGAACTTATGGTCGTTGAAGTGCTTGCCGGAGAAGTGTACGCATCTGTGAGCGTAGCAGCACTTGGGTTTGATTGAGCAATGATTTTAAAAGTGTCTGCCATGTTATGCGCCCATTAGCATGAAAGTTCTGGCGACAGATATGTCCTGCCAAGCAGGAAGCCCTGACGCTACGGTAAGAGTTTGACCCGTGGATCCAACACCAAGCCTTCGCAACGATCCAGAGTTGTAATAAATAATGTCCCCGTTTTGATACGATAGACCTGCAAAGGTAGTCAAAAATGTTTCTTCGGCAGGAGTAAGTTCATCCCACCCGCTTATGCCAGGATTTTGAACGTCTCGGAATGACATATGATATTAGAGTCTAAAGCTGGCGTCTCTACTTTCGTAAAGTTCTTTCCATCGCTTCTCAATAATCACAAGGCCATTTTCCTTCTCAGCAATCGCCTTTTCACGTTCATCAAGATTACGGCGTAGATTTTCCGTCTTCTTCAGTTCGGCTCCCGTTGCGGTCTCGGCCGCAGCCAACGCCTTTTCTGCCGCTATACGCGTTTTCTCAATCTCGTGAAGTTTCTGTTCGTGATCACTTTCGATCTTGGCCGTATTCTCTGAGAGAACTCTAAGCTTCTTTTCCGTAGTATTCACCTCGTCTTCGAGACGCTGCTTAACCAATTTGAGAGGTTCGATCTGTTTAATTTCAGCTTCAAGGTCGTTTTTTTCTTGAGATAGTCTCTTTACTGAAGCTGTCAGTCTTGATAGTTCCTCCTTGCGTTCATGGGCCAATTCTGAGTAAGCCGCCCTCTCTCTTTCAAAAGTTGCCTTTTCTTCGGCAAGATCTTCTTCGGCTTTACGAATGTGAGCAAGTCGCTCCTTGATATCAGCTCGAACTCGTTCATTCTCATTCCGTAGCTCTTGGTAGATAGCAGTTTCTTCCAAAGATCGAGATCGCAAGCTTTCAATTTCTTGCAACAATTTCTCGGCAGTCTGAAAAGCTGGCGCAAGTCCCGCCAGAATAGCTTTAGATATATTGTCTCGAAGACTGGTAAGGGTTTCGTTCGTCATGTTTAGAGTTTGAATACTAAGTCCGGATGTTCGCGTTTCCAGTGTTTCTTAAAGCGATCTACAAGAATCTCCAGATTTTTTTCTTTACGATTAACTTCTTGCTCTCGCTCTGCCAGTGCTTTCATGGGAAGATCAATCTTCTGTTTCTCTGCGGCTATTTCACTTCGTATGGCCTCAAGTTTCTTTTCATCGTCCGCGATCTCCTTGGCAAGTGCCCGTTTCGTGTTTTCGGCTTCTTCTTTCAGGCCAAGAATAGACTGTTCAAGGGTGAGTCTCTCCTTTTCGAGTCTTGCAATATCGGCTGTCTTGTCGTCTGCTGTTCGGCTAAGGTGATCAATACTAAGCTCGACAGAAACCTTTGCTTCTGCCGCGCGCGAGAGATCCTCAAGAGCATCAGCAACAGAGTCTAGTATTTCTTTCTCTCTTGATTCGAGTTCCTTGAGTTCCTCCTTTCTCTGTTCAAAAGCTTCTTTGTCCAATCGGAGCTTTTCTTCTCCGGCAAGAACCTTAGCTTCTCGCTTAGCCCAAGCATCTTCCAATTCCTTTTCCCGCAAGTAAAGCTGATCCAGTTGGGAGAGCTGGACTTCAATGTCCTTACAAATAGAAAGATATGAGGCGAGTGCGCCTTCGCGTTGAGCTAGGATTCCTTCAAGTTCGGTATTCGCAACCGTGATGTTACTGCGGATGGAGTTGTACTGAGCCTTGAAGTTATCAATCTTGATTTGTTCTTCGGCTGTAAGGCTCATTATTGTCCTGAGAGAGTTGCTTCGATATAGATGGTTCCGGCGTTTGTCGCTACACCTGTCTCTTTTACTGATACTTTCAGGTAGAGATAGAAGATATCAAGACCAATAGAGATCGTTGCGGCAGCAGCGTTTGTTCCCACGAAAGTGAATTCGCGTGCCGTAAGAGTGGAGGTTCCACCCGATACCGCTTCGTTAGGAATACGGTAGAAGTTTGTGCCATCCGGACTCGCTTCAATTTTAAGTTCAATCGAGTTTGATGTTTCAGTAGCACCCATTGTGTAGAGAGCATCAAAGTTGATCTTTGAGAATCCCGCTACTTTGAAGGTTTTAGCATTATCAGTGTAGCTGGCCGTAAGAGCAACAGCCGTGCGGGTAGTTCCAGACTTTGTTCCGATAACCGGAAAAGTGTGTTGTGTGGGGTATGAGAGTCCTCCTGTCATATTATTTCTTGTTTGATTTACGAACAGGTTTAGCAGGAGCTTCCGCTACTACTTCAGGTTCGGTAACTTTCTCTTCGACAGGGGCAGCAATCGGGGCTTCCTCTACTTCAGGTTCGGTAACTTTCTCAACTGCTTCCTCGGCAACAACTTCCGAAGCGGAAGTTTCGAGGAGAAGAAAGCCGTGAATCTTTGCCCATGCGCGAGCAAAGTTATCAGCAACTTCAACAGAAGAGTTAGGACCAACTGAAAGGGTAATGCCCTTGATCACTACTGTGAGAGAATCGTTAGTTGGGTTCTTAACTATCATTTACGTTAGAGTTATATCTGGTAAATCCCAGCCCTATCTCAGCCCCCAGAAGGGACTGAGTAGAGCAGGGAAGAAAGATTAGTCTGCGTCTGCGGCTGGAATCAAGATACCGTTGAGAGCAGCTTCCTCAACTACATAGTTGTGGAAGAAGTCCATACCAGTACCAGGAACGATGTTTGAAGCAATCGTTGTGTGGCGGCCAGAGCAGTCATTGCGTCTCATCACACCAGTAGAGTTACCAGTAGTGAAGGTGACAACTGCGGTTGCAGCCTTAGTGTTCTTGAAGAGGTTGTCTTCGATAGTTACCAAGGTAGCGGTAGCTTCATCCATGAGTACAGCCGTTGAGAACTGACCTTGAACGGTACAGTTGCGGATAGTAGCTCGGGCAACAGCAGCTTCAAGAGAGAGCCAAGACACACAGTCAACTACCGTGTTGTAGCAGACTACGCCCTCAACCAAGAGGTCGTTTGCGCCTGAAGCAACCGTGATGATGTCAGTCTTGTTCTTGGAAGTCGTTGATCCGATGTGGTAAGTGTTGCGGATCGTTACACCAGCACCAGTTACGTTGATGTCAGCCGTCTGATCATCTGTGCCAGGAGCAGGGAACTGGAAGTTTTCAAACGTAATGTTTGCACCAGTAATATTTACACCATCAATTGCGCCGTTAATCGTGAGAGTAGGGCGAAGCAAGCCTTCTCCGAGTCCGATGTATTTAACACCAGCCTTTGAAAGAGTAAGAACTGCGGTAAGCGTCTCAGAGTGACCAGGCAGTACAACTACGATATCACCTTGTGAGGCGGTAGCTGCGGACTGAGCACCTGCGATGGTTGCCTTTGGGAAAGCCGGATCTGTACCGAGGTTTCCGTTGGAACCCGTGGTTGAACTAACATAGAAGACCGTTCCAGTGGTGAAGAGAGTTCCTGCACCAAGAAGAGAGTTTCCATTGTTGATCAAACCAGGGAGGTTGACTTTAGTAAGCATTTATTTTAGTTAGAATAAGTTTCCTATTGTTAGTAATTTCAGAGTTTGAGAAGTGAATAGGCACATATCCCAAGCTCATGAGGTAATTGTTTCTGTCGGGGTCCTGTTCGTGGCCGTTTATCTCCACTACTTTGTTTCCTATCAGGAAATCTACCTCGTACTTGCCGATTCGCACCTTGGTCCGAAAGGGTATGTGGTGTTCTTTAAGAACCTCCGCAAAGACCCGTTCGGCTTTGGTGGATTTTCGTTTGGTAAGTTTTAAGAGTTCATGTCGCATATCTCTGTAAGAAGTCCTTGGCGACAAAGGAAGATCTTGTGTCGAGCACAGGAGTTTATGAACCCCTGTGAGAAAACTAGGGTTTAGCTTGAGTAGCTAGCAAGATCACCTTTTGAAGCCCAAGTGCGGCGCCAATCGCGTGAGTAGTTTGCCCATCGAGCATCAACCGTGAAGGTAACAACCTTGTTCTTGATGTTTACATCAGTTTCAAGATTTGGAGCCTGACGAACCTCATGGTAGAGTTTCGCGCGGCCAGGAACTGTCGCGAACCAAGCCGTGTCCGAACCACCATTTGAGGCAGCGAGGAAGGTTGATACTGACATGTCCATGTTTCCTTTGAATACGTTGATTGCATTGTTTGCGCTTTCAGGAGTGAGAACTGACATTGTTTCCTGCATACCCTCGCGTTCGAGAGCTGGAGGAAGAACAAGCATAATCTTTCCAGAAAGTGAAAGCGGAATACCGTCATCCGTTTGCTGTTCAGTCATTGCTACTTTCATCGTCTCAAGGTTGTCATGTCCGAATTTGATACCCGTTGAAGAAGCATTCGATTGAGTGCTTTCGCCAGGAACAACCGTAGGGTGAACCGTAGAGAACTGAGGCTTTGCGTCACCGTACCAGGTCATTTCGTAACCGTTGACCGTGGTCGTAGTAGCAAAACCGCCATTAAAGAGCTGCATTCCTGCTTCATCTTGCGAGAAGTTTGCACCAACTGAGAGATCCTTCATTTCGTCCAGATCCGCCTCAAATTGTGCGTCACGGTCTTCAATGGTGTTTTTGGTCACATCCACGAACTTACCGTAGTTGGTGTACACAACCTTAGTTGTATACGTTTTGTATCGTTTGCCACCTGGGAGATCATCACCATCATCGAACTTAGAAATTCGGCCTACACCAGTTTTTCCGGAGAAATTGCGTTGACCGCCTTTTCCACCAGTCTGGGTGAGTACACTGCCAATTCCAGGAAGATATTCCTCCTGACCCTGGTCAAATACTTCTGCCATTTCAAGTCCGACTCCGGCAATCAGATCAGTCCAGGAGCCTCTTGTTTCAATCATATTTGTGAGCTGTTAATTAACTAATGGTCAGAATGGTTAGACACCGAATACCTGACTTTCGTAGATGTTTGCGACAGCCTTTGTGCTATCGTTGGGATCTACACCCCAGAGGTTGTACTGACAAGTTGTCGTTGCGGCCGTGTTTTCTGCGAGGGTGTCCTCGTCAGCAAGGTCAATTTTGTAACCAGAAAGGTTTGAACCTGTCGTGGTTCCAATCGCAGCGTCAAGCTCGCAGCTATAGAGAGAGAATTTGGAGATGTCGCATTCAGCCTTAACCTTACCTACGGTTTGGTTGTCAGAAGCAGTGGTAAATGTACCAACGTAGCTTCCAATTTCCGCACCAGCAGCACCAGTCGTTTCGAGACCAGTACCTTGGCGGTTAGAGAGTGCAACAGCATGACCAAAAACGAGAGCACCAGCAGTACCGAGAGCTGCAAAACCAGACGA